TCATGCCGCCTCCGGGATTTCTAGCTGGCCGGTCACGGCCGCTGCGATGAGGGCTGCGCGGCGCTCTTTCAGCAGAGCGATGGAGTTCTCGGTCGCGGTGCGCAGACGGTCGATCCTGGCGGTTTCGGCGCTGATGTGTTCGACGATCTGTTGCTGTTCTTGAAGCGGCGGCACGGGCCACCAAGTTTCGAAGAAGCCCTCGGGATAGAGCCGCAGTCGGGAAGACCAGACGCCCTTGGAGTAACGGGTCACTTCCTGCGCGAAGACGGGGATGCGGACCAGAGCATCGACGTAATCGGGCAGCAGGCGTGGGCCCGGGGTGTAGACGTTGTAGGCGGGGCTGACGATGCCATCGACGCGGGCGGTGCCCATGGCGCCCATCCAGGCCCAGAGGGTGTTGATGGCGAGGTCACCGGCGAAGCACAGCTTGTAGCCAGCCGTGCTTTCGGCCTCGAACATGTTCACGTCCTTCTCGGACCGGGGGGTGACGCCGGTCAGGTGAGAGACCGTCAGCATTTCCTCTTCGCCGGTCTGGGACCGCTGGTCGCGTTCGGTGAACAGCCAGCGCGACCGCTCGATCTCCCAATGCGCCGGGATATCGCCGAGCCAGTCGATGCCTGACGGGCGCAGGGGCGCGGAAGGGTCGAGGCCACGCATGACGGCCTCGGCCACCATGGCGCGCCGCTTCTCGGCCATCAGGTCGAGGAGCTTCTGCTTGGCAGAGATGAGGGCGTCGATTTCGGCGGTTTCCGCTTCCACATGGTCAGCGATAAGCTTCTGGGCCGAGATTGGAGGCAAAGGGATCGCAATGTCTCCGATCTCCGATGCGTTGATCGCCGGGTAACTGATGCCGGTTGATCGCTTCTCCACTTCGGCCAGAAACGTCGGCTCGCGAAGGACATACCGGCAGAATTTCGCGTCCATCATGTCAGGACGCGGCCTGATCACCGCAAAGCCGGTCGAGACGATAAGGTTCTCGGGCGGATTAGTGATTGGCGCAATTGCCTGAAGGTAAGTCCGAACCGTAGAGATTATGACATCACCGTCGCGAACAATCCGCCGCGCCCGGCTCGGGGCGGCTTCGAAACGATAGGTTGCGATCTGATCTACTGCCCCTGAAGAGTTCACGTTGCCGATGTCGATGTACTGTATCTCGAAATCTGGATCGACATCTTCGGTCAACGTCTCATCGTTGATTGTAGCTGCAAACTTCAGTCGTTCCCGTGGGAACAGGTTGTGGGACATCACTCTGTCACCTCCCGCAAGAGCCGCAGGATCTCGTCCTCTGCCTTCTTCAGGTCCGTGTCGATGTCGACCAGCCTGCGGGGCGGCGTGAACTGATAGAAGTGGCGGTTGAAGTTGATCTCGTAGCCGACCTTGTCCTTGCTCCGGTCCATCCAGGCATCGGGCACATGCGGCAGAACCTCGCGCGCGAAGTAGGCGTCGATATCCTCTTTCAACGGCACGTTCTCGAAGTCGCGCAGGGTGGGGTCGGCCTCGAACCCTTTGCCCGCCTTCACCCGCTCGGCCGCCGCATCCTTCTCGGTGAACACATTGCGGAACAGCTTGACCTCGGGCGCGCGCCAGCGGGACCCGCGCTTTTTCAACAGCTTCTCAATGCTCCCCCAGACCTTGTTCCATTCCAGTTCCGGCTCGCGCCCCAGCGCCTGGTCGATCGCTTGGATGTCGTCGAGCAGATGCGGTGCCGCGTCGAGGAAGCGGGCCTTGTCCTCGACCGTCATCCGATAGCGTAGCCGCAGCGGACGCTCGACGGTGACGCGGGTATAGCCGAAATCGGCATTGTCGAAGATCTTGGACTTGGCGTTCTGGGCGTAGCCGCCGTAGAGGCGCACGATCTCGGCGATCTGATCGGGTTCGTCCGGGCGATCATCCCCTTCGGGCGCCTTGCCCGCGCCGATCTTGCGGCGCTTGTCCCCCTGGCTGCGGCCCATGGGCATCCAGATGTCCCGCGCGTCGACCAGCTGGATGGTGCCCTTGCGATGGCCGGGCTTGTTGTTGGTGACGACCCAGATGTAGGTGCCGATCCCGGTGTTGTAGAACATCTGTTCCGGCAGGGCGACGATGGCCTCGAGCATGTCGCGTTCGATGATCCATTTTCGGATGTTGCTTTCGCCGCCGCCCGCGCCCCCGGTGAACAGGGGTGACCCCGAGAATACGAGGGCCGCGCGCGAGCCATACTTCTGTGCCTTTGGATTGACGTCTTCGAACTTCGAGATCATGTGCTGCAGGAACAGCAAGGAGCCGTCGTTCACACGCGGCAGGCCTGCGCTCCAAGGGCTATCTTGCGGGGCCTTCTCGTGCCGCCGGACGATTTCCTTCTGCTGTTTCTTCCAGTCCACGCCGAAAGGAGGGTTGGCGATAAAGTAGTCGAAGGTTTGCCCATCGAATTTGTCGTCGGTGAAGCTGTCGCCGAACTGGACGTTCTCTCCGCCACCGTTGTGGTCGACCTGCTTCATGAGCATGTCGGATGCGGCCGTCGCGAAGGCACGCTTGTTATAGTCCTGGCCGTAGACGTAGAGCGTCGCCTCGTTGTGGTGATCGCGCATGTAGCGCTGCGCCTCGGCAAGCATGCCGCCCGTGCCGCATGCCGGGTCGAGCATGCGCATCACCGTGCCTGGCTTGCTGAGCACGTCATCGGCATCCATGAAAAGAAGATCGACCATGAGGTGGATCACCTCGCGCGGCGTGAAGTGATCGCCCGCGGTCTCGTTAGCCAGTTCGTTGAACCGTCGAATGAGGTTTTCGAATACGAGGCCCATCTGATCGTTCTTCACCCGGTCGGGATGAAGGTCGACCTTCAGGAACTCCTTCAGCACGAGGTAAAGGATGTTCGCCTCGTTCATCTTTTCGATTTCGTTGGTGAATTCGAAATATTCGAAGATCCGGCGAACGTTAGCCGAGAAGCCACTGATGTAGGATTGGAGGTGGCCCGCGAGGTTCGGGGTGTCGCCGATCATCGTCTGGAAGGTCATCGGCGAACGGTTGTGGAAGCGGTGCCCGGAAGCCTTGTTCAGCATCCGGTCGAGAGCATCATCCTCCAGCTTCCCACCCTTGCGCCGCTCATACTCCGCCAGAACCTGGTCCTTGGTGTCAGCCAGCACGCAATCGAAGCGGCGCAGAACGACAAGCGGCAGCATGACGCGTTCATACTGCGGCGGGCGATAGGGCCCGCGCAGGAGGTCCGCGATCTGCCAGATCAAGTTCGCCAGGTCCGAGTGGCTTGCCATGTCGTTCAGTCTCCTGCCGGTTTGTCCGGTCTGTTGTTATGTTTGATCAGTCTTCTTGCCCCGGGCGTTTGCCCGATGCCCCGGAAGCCACCTGCTTCTTCGCCTTTGCCGTCAGTCGCTCGAATTCTTCAACGGCAAGCACCACGACGACAGACCGGCCGTACTTCTCGATGGCAACAGGCTCGGCCCGCGCCATGTCGATCAGCCGCCCGAAGGCGTTCTTGGCATCGCGCGCCGACATGCTTTGCATGGTGAGCTCCTCCCCGAGTTGGAGCTACTTTAGCCAAGATGTAAGATGATGGATAGACGTTAACGTGCTGAGTCGAATGTCAAAGACAAGGCGCGTTGCGCTTCCCATTCGGATGGGAAGTCAGCTTGCACGGCGGCCTTGAGCAACTCTGTCTTGTGCCGCCCGTCGAGCACACGCTCCACAATGTCAGGAGCCAAAAGCGTCAGACGGAGGATGCGCGCGAGGTAGGTGGTCGAGATTCCCTCCTTGTGCGCGAGTTCTGACACAGTCGAGAACTCGCCGGTGTCAAGGAGTTGCTTCCAGCGGAACGCTCGGGCCAGCGCCTTGATGACCGTTGCGGTTGCTTGCCGCGGGACAGTCTGTCCGGCGGGCACGAGCATCTCCTTCCGACCGCCGCGCTTCACGATGCGGAACGGGACGTGCAAAGTGACGGTGTCGGGAATCGGCGCGCTGCGGGTCATGCGACCTCTCTGTCGCTGGAAGCCCGCATTTCGCGGTAGAGACTCCCGAGGCCATCGACGCGGAGCCGGACGTTGAGCCCGTCAGGGCCGATGTCCACGCGCTCGACCAGCAGCGCCACGATGCGCGTTTGTTCGGCAGGGAAGAGCTCCGCCCAGACCGCATCTAGCTCGTGGAGGGTGCGGCGGGCGTCGTCTTCGGCGATGTCATCGGCATGGGCCCGCGCGGCCTTCCAGGCGCCAGCAACGATTTCCGGCTGTCGGAACACGGCGCGGACTTGGTCGATGACGGCGGCCTCGATTTCACCTGCGGGCACGCGGCCGATCGGGCATGATCCAGCTCCATGCTTTAGCACCGTCTGGCTGACATAGTAGCGGTAGAGCCGCCCGCCCTTCCGCGTGTGGGTCGGCGAGAACGCGGCTCCATCCGGCCCGAACAGCAACCCCTTGAGCAATGCCGGCGTGTCCGCACGGGTTCGCGCGGCGCGCTTGCGCGGGCTCTCCTGCAGGATCGCATGCACCCGGTCCCAAGTCTCGCGGTCGATGATCGAGTCGTGCTCGCCGGGATAGCTGTCGCCCTTGTGGACCGCCTCGCCGATGTAGGCGCGGTTGCTGAGCATGCGGTAGATGTATTTCTTGTCGATCCGGTTGCCGCGCGGCGTCCGGAGGCCGCGCGTGCCGACTTCCCGCGCCAGTTCCGTGCAGGACCCGATCTCGAGAAAGCGGTCGAAGACCCAGCGAACGTGCTCAGCGTGCTCTTCGTCGACCACCAGCTTCCGGTTCTCGACGCGGTAACCGTATGGTGGCACCCCGCCCATCCACATGCCCTTGCGCCGAGAGGCCGCGACCTTGTCGCGGATCCGCTCGGCCGTCACCTCGCGCTCGAACTGGGCGAAGGACAGCAGGATGTTCAGCGTCAGCCGCCCCATGGAGGTGGTGGTGTTGAACGACTGCGTGACCGAGACGAACGTCACGCCGTTGCGGTCGAACACCTCGACCAGCTTGGCGAAATCCGCCAGCGAGCGGCTGAGACGGTCGATCTTGTAGACCACCACCACGTCGACCAGCCCGTCCTCGATGTCTTCCAGCAGCCTTATCAGGCCGGGGCGCTCCAGCGTGCCGCCGGAGATGCCGCCGTCGTCATACTGATCGCGGACCAGCACCCAGCCTTCGGATCGCTGGCTGGAGATGTATGCCTCGCAGGCCTCGCGTTGGGCGTGGAGGGAGTTGAACTCCTGCTCCAGCCCTTCCTCGGAGGATTTCCGAGTGTAGACGGCACACCGCAGCTTGCGGACGACCTTCGCTTTTTCGGGCGGCTTCGTCATCTCCGCGCCCTGTGGTTCTTGAGCCCGAAGAACACCCAGCCGTTCCAGCGCGTGCCGGTGATGGCGCGGGCGATGGCAGAGAGGGACTTGTAGGGCCGCCCCTGCCATTCGAAGCCGTCGGCGGTGACGGTGACGACCTGTTCGACGCCCTGCCACTCGCGCAGCAGCCGCGTCCCGGTGATCGGGCGGTCGCGGTCGGCGCGGATGCTACGCTTCGCGCGGTCGCCGCCGTCCAGTTCCTCGCCCAGCCGTTCGAGCCGCCGGATGGTCTCAGGCTTCAGCCCGCCATAGGCCAGTTCCTGGATGCGATAAGCTAGGCGGGACTCAAGATAGCGCCGGTTGAATGGTGGCGGCTCGTTGTCGAACAGGTCGCGCCACTGTTGCCTCAGGTCGGGCGTCGGCGTGGTCCTGAGCGCGGCCAGGCGCGCTGGGATGGGGTCGGGCTTGTTCATGCATTTCTCCGGTGAGTTGGAGTTGCATGACGGCATTGGTCGGGCGGATAGTGTAGGCAAATTTCTCCAGTCTCGTCAGATACTTCGCCCGTCTCCCGCATCCGCAACCGAACCAGCCCGAGCGCCAGCAGGCCGCACAGCTCGGTGCGGCGCTCTGCGGGTGTCATCTGGTCGGGCGTGAGCGGATTGGGGCGTTTCATGTCTCGGTGGCCGTGATCGGTGGTGCTGTTACCGATCAAAAGCCACCTGGCGGCTGCCGATGGGACAGCCCCATGTCGGAGCAGGAGAAAATCTATTGATGGGCGAGTGCCCCTGCGGGATGCTGCGCTTATAGTTGCCTTGGCATCTTTAGCGAGAGGAAGTGATGGCCCCTTCATCGAAACGTAGCTTGCGGTCCCTTCAGACAGTAATTGAGAACGCATCACCCGAATCTCTTCGGGGTTTCTTTTTTCAGGACGATGAGAATTTCGTTGCGATTGCCTCGGAGATCGCTGAACCTTTTCAGCCCCTCGAAGAAGAAGACAACGAAGAGAACCGAAATGCGGTGATCGCAGCGATCAACGACATGAAACCGGAGGTCACGCTTCCTGTCGAAATCGAGGCGCAACGCGTTTTACTTTTGACGAACGGAAAGGGCCCGTCCGCTCTCAAGGTGATTGCCGAAGAGGAACTCTCCAACGAGGAGTACGAAGCTGCGTTCGCTCAGCTTGGTGAGTTGGCCGTCGCACTACACGTTCACGCTCATCATCGTCGGGCATTCGATGACGCAGTTAGCTTCCGAAATGCACGCCTATGGCGAGATGGAAAGCTGTACAGCGCATTCGATGTGGATCTCGAGCACCCCAAGCCGGTGGACGCAAACGCAATACCCAAGGAGAAGCTCCTCGCTGCTGTGCGGTTGCGCCTCAAGCTTTCCGTAGATTGTGGAATGAGCGTCGTCGACCTCCCCGCGACGGAGGCGTACAAGCCATCCGTGCTTGTGATTATCCGGATTCCAAAGGACATCACCGGCATTCCCGAACATCTCGACAATGGAGGCAGACGCCTTCGCTTTCTGCGGCCGCAAAAGGAAGTTCTACTGATTTACACTCCTGTGGAACAAAGGATCGAGATTTGTGCTGATACAGCCCCAGAGCGCGCGTTGGTTTCTGAGTGTTTTGCGACCGAGGTCCTGGGGCACGATGTTTCGACGAAGCCGCTGACGTGGGTGAATTACGATCTTTCGCAGTTCTTCAGGACGCTCACGCTTGACCCACCTGCCGTGCCCGGGTTCCTCGTGGACAAGACTGCGCTCGTCGAAATCGAGGTGCGCCTCGCCAGGTGGAAGCAAAGGCTTCGTCTTTCTGTCCCGTTTGGCGACGAGATAGAGAAGACAGCGCAAAGCTACCTAGCGCCCGCCCGCGTACTGCAGCGCGCGTCGGGGATCTCCCGAGCCGTCATCGCGGTGCGCTACCGGCGCCAGGACTCCGACCCTCCGTCCCTCCTGGAGATCACGATCTCCGACCGTAACCGCTGCAGCCTGCTCAGCGATCCCGATCCCGAGCTTCGCAGGCTGGGGCGGACGCTTCTCACCGAGTGGAAGATCCAGCATCCCTTCCGAGACCTCAGCTCCGGCGAGCTCGGCGACTTCCTCCCCTTGCTGCTGGAACTGCATGACCGAGGGGAAGACACAGTCCCCGCAACATTCTTCTCGGAGAGGAAAAGCGACCCGGATCGCCTCGTCGAGGCCAAGCTAATCGTGCGCAAGGACGTCGATGACAGCGTGATCGACGACTTCGACGACGAAGACGTACCACCAGCGAAGGACCGGATGCTCTATGCCATCAGCACGGAATGGCTCGAGCAGCGGATCATCGAGGCTCTGCAGAGCGTGCTGTCAATTCAGGGGAAGCAGGAGATCACAACGAGGCTCTTCTTCATCGGCAGCATGTCCATCGATGGAAAAGATGTTCCCTGCTACCTCGCGCGCGGATTGGGCGAACAGAAGTGGTTCGTGGATGCCGAGGCCCAATTGCGCATGCGATCCGGAGCGGGCCCCGGCATCGTGTTCTGCGGGAAGGATCCCGGCTGGAAGTGCATCGCCGCGAACCTCATCATGACCCTTCCGCGGGCCACCGATGGCTCGGCCGGGTTTGCCAGCCTCGACAAGAGCTTCGTCGAGACTTTCTTCCGTTCGAACCTCGGTCTCGCGCTCGGCGGCACCGCCCTGACCATTGTGGAAAACGCGGATGGGGAGTCGGGAACGCTTCACGTACCCGGAAAGCCGGAGTTGCCCTTGTTCAGCGAGCAGCAGGTCCATTGTTTCCGGCTGCTGGTGGACGCGAAGAAGAAGGGTCTGCCCGGGGTGAAGACCCGCGATCTCATCGCTGGGTCGAAGTCCACAGGCATCCAGCAGATGCTAGGGAAAAAGCGGTGGCCGGTCTTCCAAGACTACATCGAAGACCTCGGCCAGTCTTGGTGGGGGTTGAAGACAAGCTGATTGCTGACCGACGCGGCTAACCGCCCATCGATGAGCCGTCGATGATTGGGGGGTTAGACGGTCGATGATTCTGTCGGCCAATGGGGGTGCTCACTCAGTCAGAGGAGCACTCCGATGCCGACTCCCTTCCCCTCGCGCCAGGCAGCCCCGACGAGCTGGTCCGGCGCCGCGAAGACCAAGCCCACCACCTCCAACTCGGAATGGCGCTGCACGCGCTGTGAGAAGCTGCTCGGCGTCGGCCGGGACGGCCGCATGCACCTGCGCTTCGCGCGGGGGCACGAGTATCTCGTGGGCTTCCCGGTTCAGGCCACCTGTCGCGGCTGCGGCACGCTAAACCACGCGACCGCGCTCGCGCGCTGACGCGCGCATTCACCCAACCCCCTGAAATCGCAGAGACGCGCGACGTCCTGACCTGGCCACGAGAAGGCGCCGGACGCCTGGCCGCAAGGCAGGCGTCCGATGTTCTTCGCGTGGCACGAGATCCGTGATCACCTCATGCATTCATCCACGAACCTTCACTTCCAGCGCAGTTTCGACGCCGTCCGGCGTGCGCAGGCCGCCCTCGCACCGTTCCGGGATCCGGCGGCCCTGCTGGACGGGCTGCACCGCACGCCCGGCGATCAGGGCCAGAAGAACGTGATCCTCTCCGCGCTGGTCAGGGCGGCGCAGGGCGACGGGCCCACGTCCGACTGCGCCCTGACGCTGCTGTTGCTGGCGCTCTGGCCCGGCCTCGACGCCATCCGCCGCCGGTCGATCTGGCGCAGGATCGGCACCGCCGACGAGGTCGCGTCCGACGTTCTGGCGCGCACCACCGAGGCTGTCCGCGGCCTCGACCTCGGGCGCGTCAACTGGATCGCGGCCACGGTGCTGCGGAATGTCGAGCGCGACATGATCCGCATGCGCCAGCGCGACCAGACGCGCGAACATCTCGCCAGCAGCGCCGATCCTGACGAGGTGGCGGACAGCGGCGACAGCGGGATCGGCGCGGCCGGGTACGCACGGCTGAACGGCGCCGTGCGGAAGTTGCTCGGCGATGACGCCCTGCTGGTGATCCGCGTGGCGATCGAGGGTTTCTCCCAGGCCGAGGTCGCCGTCGAGCTGGGCCTGACCGAGGCCGCCGCCCGCAAGCGGTACCAGCGCGCGATGCGCCGGCTGCACGACGCCCTCCAGGAAATCCCCTGAACCGATGTCCCGATCCGGTCCCGCCGGTGGCTTTTCCCATTCGAGCGCCCCGAGCGCCTTCCCTCCAACCGAAAGCAGACACGCATGAACCGCACTGCCGATCTGTCGCTCGAGGATTTCAGGCGTCTTCCGGGGCTCTATCGCCGCTGGGAGCTGACCGAGGTCTGCGAGCCCAACCGCAACTACCAGATCGAGGACGCCGGCGCCCATGCCGACGGGACGCCGCTGCTGGCGATCTACGTCGCCGAGCCCGCGCCCGACGTCCGCGAGGCCGCGTGATGCGCCTCCTCGATCACCTCATCCCACGGAGAACAGCCATGCCGGACCAGCCGGACGACATCACCCGTCTTCGCGCCGCGAGCTATGCCCTCGAAGACCTCCCCGAAACCATCGCCCTTCCGCAGCGCGCCGGTGACGAGCCGCGCGAGCCGCTGCCGGTCGTCGAGGCGACCGTCGACGAGATCGCCTTCGCGATCGTGGAGGCGGAGCGCGAGAGCTCGGCCGCCTACCGCCGCGCCGACGCGCTGAAGCGGCTCTACAAGCTCGCCCGCGAGGCGGGGTGCATCGGCGCAGATCGCGCCGCTGCGGCGGTGATCAAGAAGGAGGGCCAGTGATGGCCCTTCCCATCATCGGCGCCGATGAGCGGCTCGCTCAGCGCAAGGGCATCAAGGGCGTCATCTTTGGCCGGTCCGGCATCGGCAAGACCAGCCTGCTCTGGACGCTGAACGCCTCGACCACGCTCTTCCTCGACCTCGAGGCCGGGGATCTGGCGGTCGAGGGGCTGGAGATCGACACGCTCCGGCCCCGCACCTGGAAGGAATGCCGCGATTTCGCGGTGTTCATCGGCGGCCCGAACCCGGCGCTGCGCGAGGACCAGACCTACAGCCAGGCGCATTTCGACGAGGTCTGTGGCCGATACGGCGATCCGGCGGTGATCGGGAAGTACGAGACCGTCTTCATCGACTCGATCACCGTGGCCGGGCGGCTCTGCTTCCAGTGGTGCCGTGGGCAGCCCGAGGCGTTCTCCGAGAAAACCGGCAAGCCCGACATCCGTGGCGCCTACGGTCTGCATGGCCGCGAGATGATCGGCTGGCTGACCCACCTGCAGCACACGCGCGGCAAGCATGTCTGGTTCGTGGGCATCCTCGACGAGCGGCTCGACGACTTCAATCGCAAGGTCTTCCAGCCGCAGATCGACGGCTCGAAGACCGGGCTCGAACTGCCCGGGATCGTCGACCAGGTCATCACCATGGCCGACATCCCGGACCCGGGCGGCCAGCCGCAGCGCGCGTTCGTCTGCCAGACGCTGAACCCCTGGGGCTATCCGGCCAAGGACCGCTCCGGTCGCCTCGACAGGGTCGAGCCGCCGCATCTCGGCCGGCTGATGGAGAAGATCCAGCGTCCCGCGGCGCCAGCCTCCGAACGCCTGACCTGGCCGCCGGTGACGCCCACCGATCCCGCGCCCGCGCAGGCACCTGACCATGGCTGAGCGCATCTCGCCATGCCCCGTGTCCCGATCCGGTCGCCGGGGTGGCTTTTCTCCTCTGACGCCGCTGCGCGTCCCATCCTCCAACTGAAAGGAGCCGCGCAATGTCCGGACCCTGGAACGACTTCAACTCCGCCCAATCCAACACCAACGTCATCCCGAAGGGCACGCTCGCCAAGGTGCGCCTGACGCTCCGCCCGGGCGGCTTCGACGACCCCTCGCAGGGCTGGACCGGCGGCTGGGCGCGCCGCGCCGCCACCGGGGCCGTCTATCTCGACGCCGAATACACGGTGCTCGAGGGGCCCTATGCCCGGCGCAAGGTCTGGTCGCTGATCGGCCTCTATAGCCCCAAGGGCCCGGACTGGGCCAACATGGGGCGCGGGCTGATCCGCGGCATCCTGAACTCGGCGCGCGGCGTGTCCGACAAGGACAATTCGCCCGAGGCGCAGGCCCGCCGCCGCATCAACGGGTTCGGCGATCTCGACGGGGTCGAGTTCGTCGCCCGCATCGACATCGGCACCGACACCAACGGCGAGGACAAGAACGAGGTCCGCGCCGCGGTCACGCCCGACCATCGCGACTACGCCGCGCTGATGGGCGCGGTCGCGCCGCAGTTCACCGCCGCCCCGGTACAGGGCCACGCCCCGCAGCAGCCCGCCACGGCCACCCAGCCCAGCCAGCCCGCGTCCGCCCCCGGCAACGCCGGTCGGCCGAGCTGGGCGCAGTAAGGGGGGGACCGGCCATGCGCCTGCGCCCCCGCCAGAAGACCTTCGTCGAGCGCAGCGTGGCTGCGCTCGCCTCCCGCGGCAACACGCTGGGCGTGGCGCCCACAGGTGCTGGCAAGACCATCATGCTTTCGGCGGTCACCGGCGAGATGATCGGCGACGGCGCGAAGGCCTGCGTGCTGGCCCATCGCGACGAGCTGACGGCGCAAAACCGCGCCAAGTTCCAGCGCGTGGTGCCGGGCATCGCCACCTCGGTGATCGACGCCACGGAGAAGTCCTGGGGCGGCCAGGTCGCCTTCGCCATGGTGCCGACGCTGGCGCGCGCCTCGAACCTCGCGGACATGCCGCGTCTCGACCTGCTGGTCGTCGACGAGGCGCATCACGCCGTCGCTGACAGCTATCGCCGCATCATCGACCGTGTGCGCGAGGCCAATCCCGACGCACGCATCTTCGGGGTCACGGCAACGCCGAACCGGGGCGACAAGAAGGGCCTGCGCGAGGTTTTTGACAACGTGGCCGACCAGGTGCGGCTGGGCGAGCTGATCGCCTCGGGCCACCTGGTGCCCCCGCGCACCTTCGTCATCGACGTGGGCGTGCAAGACGAGTTGCGATCCGTCCGCAAGACCATGTCGGATTTCGACATGGCGGAGGTCGCGGGCATCATGGACCGCGCCCCCGTCACCGACGAGGTGATCCGCCACTGGAAGGAAAAGGCGGGCGACCGGCAGACCGTGGTGTTCTGCTCCACCGTCGCCCATGCCGAGCACGTCACCGACGCCTTCAGGGCGGCGGGCGTTTCCGCCGCGCTGATCCACGGCGATCTGGCGGCCGAGACCCGCAAGGCGATCCTCGCCGACTACGCGGCGGGCGTCATCCGCGTCGTCGTCAACGTGGCGGTGCTGACCGAGGGCTGGGACCATCCGCCCACCTCCTGCGTCGTGCTGCTGCGCCCCAGCTCCTACAAGTCCACGATGATCCAGATGGTCGGGCGCGGGCTGCGCACCGTCGACCCCGAGGAACATCCCGGCATCGTCAAGACCGATTGCGTCGTGCTGGATTTCGGGACGTCGAGCCTGATCCACGGCACGTTGGAGCAGGACGTCGATCTCGACGGCAAGACCGAGGCTGGCGAGGCGCCGACGAAATCCTGCCCCGGCTGCGGCGCCGACATTCCGCTGGCCGCCACGGAATGCCCGCTCTGCGGCGAGGCGTTCCCGCGCGAGGATCTGGATGCGGGCGAAGGCGGGGCCGCCGCGCCGCTCTCGGGCTTCATGATGACCGAGATCGACCTGCTGAAGCGGTCCAGCTTCGCGTGGGTCGACCTCTACGGCACGGACGACGCGCTGATGGCCACGGGCTTCGCCGCCTGGGGCGGCATCTTCTGGCTGGACGGGGTCTGGTACGCCATC